GTTTAACTGATTTGGTTTTTGTCTCTGTGTACGCCACTCTAAAACTCCCCTGTTTTCATCGCGTCCGAAAGTTTAACGGCTCTCGAACCCACCTGTTTTGCCCATCTAGAATCCATCATTTCGATAGATGCTATTTCAAAATTACCATCGTAGATTGCACCCCACATGTTTTTAAACTTGCACAACCGGGGCACCCCCATATTGAACGCCATGTCCATTAATATCAACTGTCTTACACTATCTAAGTCTTCAACGCAAGGGTGAACTTTACACAGTTCGTTTTCTACTATGCGAATGTCATTCATGGCAAGGTAACGAGCATCAGCTTCGGTAATGCCATGCTCATAAATAACCGCCATGCTGGGAATATCCATGTATTCTAGTTCTTCTTTGGTGATACCTCTGTCCTTGAGGTTCCTACCTATTCCTATAGTTTCGATGCCTAAACTGTCTTCATACACAGTAAGCACCATCCCCTCATGGTGAATTAACTTATCTAGGAAATGTTCTGTTCTATATTTCATTTGGATTTACCCCAGTTAGTTATCTCTTCGATGGTTCGCCCACACCCGATACACTTAACTCGTTCCTTGTCTAACACACAAATTCCTTTGCACGGACTTTTATTTTCTTTTGGAGTCACGCGGCCTAGTTTCCACAGTGCTACTTGACTCGTGGCCCATCCACACAGCAAAAGCCCCCGTCATAGCCCCGACAACCGTCGATACAAACGCAGTTTGTTGGGTCGTTGCACTCGCACCTAGATCCATGAACCACTGTACCACCTGATAGCTCATCAGTGTCATTGCCAGCATCATTAGTCTTGGAAGGATTCGCCATGCTAGTATTTTTTCCATTGTGTACGTCATTTCTTACCAAAGAACTTTGTCGCTGACCTGACTCCAAAGCTTGCAGCAACAATAACGCCCAAGCTGTACTGGTACCATTCAGGCATTTGCTCCAGTTGTTGAAATCCGTTACGTACAATGTCTTCCATCCCCGGAATGAAGGCTAAGATAAGCGGTATACTAAATAAAATGGTAAGCCATTCGTCTTTCCAAGAGTTAGATGACCCTTTAGCCATTTCTAAGTCCCAGTCAATCTCACCAGTAGCTTTTTTCTGCATGACGACAGCTTCGGCTTGTGCTTTAGCTACCTTAGTTTGTGCATTAGCTTTTGTCTGTTCGACTTTGCCCGACATCCATGTGCCAGCAATTTCTGCAATTGGTCCAATTAGTAAGTTTAACACTTCCACCTCTTCCGCGCTTGACGTAAGTGACTGTTAGGATTGGCTGCTGCTTTAGGAAACTTCTTCATCTGTCCTGCTGATCTTGCACAGTAAGACTTGCGGCGTTTAGCTGCTGCGCTTCCCGGCTTGGCCTTTCCAGTAACAGCAGTCTTTAGCTTGCTACCGGGATTCTTGCGACGGTAAGCAGCTACACCAGCTTTGGTCATTCCGGCACCCGACTTAGTAGAACGATAGTTCTTTTTATTACGGGCTGGCATGTTGTCAGGCTTTCTTGGTGGCACGTTTCTTCCTTTTCTTACCTGAAGCTGTAACAGACCACTTTACTTTACTTGGTCCCGTCTTCTTAGCTGCTTCCTTTTTGGTTATACGACTAGCAACTTTGGCAGGTCTACAAGCTGGATAGGGACGTTTCTTTTTCTCTGAACCAGAGCGACCGCACTTCTTGCCGGTCTTTACATCCCGCCAGTCTTCCTTAAACCACTTAGTTAAACCGCCTTTAGGTTTAGCCATTAGGCATACGTCCCGCCACGCTTCTTGTAGGTTTTAACTAGCCAAGCATTTGCGTATGCACTGGGGTATACTTTAAATTTCTTTTTTGCTTCTGCCTTAACCCGTGAGTACAGAGCTTTGTTTTTAGGTTTTGGGCTAGCCATTGTGTATTTACTCCCGGCAAAGGTTATTGCTTATAACATAAATTATAATAGGTGTCAAGGGGGCAAGTTGCCCTGCCCCCCGACGGTAGATTATGAGAAGGTCACTGTCTGCCCAGTTTCTACACCACCAGTACAATCAGCAATAATCGCCCAGACACGGACAACAGCATTAATTGCTCCTGTTCCGATAACCATGTCGATAGTATCTGCTGCATCGTACAGATGCGGTACAGTTGTTGCAAAGATTGCAGTTTCCTGACCTGCACCAGCAGTAGATGCTGCTACGTAACGGTTAGGATCACCTGCATCACCTAACTCAATAGTACCTGAGTTACCTGCAGAGTCAGCAGTAATAACGTTGATACCAGCACCCAAGATTGCAGTATCTGCAGGAATGCTAAGAGTTTGGAAAACGTCGCCGCTAGCGTTGGTTGTTGCACTAAAGTCAACAACTTCACTAATCACCCGAACGTTTGGTCCGCTTGCTGGGAAGCCGGTAGTTCCGACACCAGTAATAGAGTAAGTAGCCATTATCTAGTTCTCCCTTTAAGCAACAGTATCTACAACACCGCGAACGAGTGCTTCTGGGCGAAGGACTTTACGTCCAAACACATGAAGACCACGAACGATGTCGGAGAAGGTTTCAGTTGACCGAACTACTTCGGTTTTTGCAATGTGAGATGCAGTTGCAACGGCTGACATATGACCAGCTAAAACAACGGACTCACCTGCTGCTGCAGTAACACCTGTGATGCTAACTGCGTCCGTGCCACCAGCTACGAGAGCAGTTGACTTGTAGCAGTTAAAGCCAGCAATGTTGCCTTGCATTACAAGACCATTCCGCAAAGGTGAAGTGCCATCGCCAGTTACCTGAACTTCTGCAAACTTTGCACCGGCTGAGAACAGCTTGGCGTAGAACGCAGGAGAGGCAACAAACCAACGGTTCTCTTCAGGAACAGCTTGCTCGTCAAGTTCTTTTGCCATTTCGAGCATAAGATTGACAGCATTGTCTGGTGCAGTGTGAATTGCAATTGGTGTACCAGCAGTACCCAAAGCAGTGTTTGTGTTCAACAGACCACCACTAAGTGATGCGTCGTCAGCACCGGCAAGGCCAGCACCGTCAGCAATTGACTGCAGAACATTGAAGTCGTACTTACGCTTCAAAGAGAATGCACCTGAAGAAGTAGCCAGTGCCTCAAAGTTAACATGAGACTGACGCTCTTCGATGTCATCAATTTTGAACGCAAATGCGTTTGCTTGGTCAACAACCATAGTTGTCTGATCATCAGCCAAGTCTTGTGGGTTAACCACAGAGCCACGTGAGTAGGCACTTACTGTGATTGTAGGTTCTTTAATGATACGTACTGTATCGCCAAAGTTCTCAATTTCGCCAGCGTAATCAGTATTCGTGATGTCTTCAGCAACCGAAGCGCGACGAAAAAACTTGAGGACTTTTTGGCTAAAGATTTCCGGTGTAAAGTTACCGGAAGGCAGGTTGTTGTAACCTGCAGCGCGATTAAAAGCCATCTGCTTTTCCTTCCATTTTGAGGTTTAGGTATTAAGAGTTGAAGTCGATTCGCCCTTCAGAACGAGCTAAGTCCAGTTCGCTTTCTAGCTTTTCGAACTCGTGCGCTTTCATCTTGGCGATTTGTGAAGCTTTCCAAACACGCTTGTCACTGTCTGTTGTTAAAACTTCTTTCGAAGTGTTACGCGATACAGACATGGCAGCATCAGCTTTTTTGTTTTGTTTGGGCTTTGATGCTGTGTTTTTTGACAGGCCAGCGTCTGCCTTGTACAAGTCAACCACCCGACTAGCCCAAAAAGAATCTGTGCTGTTATTGTAAACACCATCAGAAATTGATTTAGGCTGACTTTGAAGCCAAGTGTTAAAGGCTTCGTCGTCTTTTAAGTTTTCAAAATCAGGCTGCAGTCTAAGTAACTCTTGATAAGCCTTTTGTTTCTCTAAGGCTTGTTCACGTTCTTTGATCTGCGATAACTCTTCTTCAAGACCCTTTACCCTAGCTTCAGATTGGGATGATGAGATCTTGTGGATTGCGTCGTACACATCTGGATATTGATCTTTGAATGCGCCTAGTTCCGATGTATCTTCTGCAACTTGCGATTTGGAAGAAGTGTTAAGACGGGTTACAAACTCGTCCTTTTCTTGTTTCCACTCAGTAAGCCGTTCGTCATAATGTCTTTTAAGATCATCGTATCGTTTTTTGTAATCCGGTTCTTTAGATTCCGGCTTAGACCCAAAGGTTTCAGCTTCCTCTGCAGCTACAGGTTGTTCAGCGTCCTGTTCAACTTCTTCGCTAGCTTCAAGTTCCGTATCATCTTCGTCGTCTTGGTAGACTTCTTCACGATACTTTCCCTTATAAAGAGCATCATTATTAACAGTACCAAAAGAGTCGTTTGGTTTGTTGGCACGATGGCCGCGTACTTTTTTTGCCATTTTATTACCTCACTAGCGGGGCCACATGGCTG